AATGTCAATCTGATTGTTATCATTGACGATACCGGCTGTCTTCAGCATAGGAAGATACTGAGAGACAATGCTATCCATTCTGCGAAGGATAACAAAGGTAGAACCTCCAAGAATCCCCTTCATGGTAGAAGGGGCTGAAGGCATAAGACGAGTATCAATGAACTCAGGAATAACGTTCTGTAACTTACTAAGACTAATCAATGCTGACATATTCTCCTCCATTTGTTGAACAAAAAGCCTAGCCTGAAGTTTACTCCAAGCTAGGCTCATTATTATCTATTGTATCAGAATTACCAGTAATAGAATATCCATCAGGATACTCTATAGACCAACTTTTAGTACGCATATTTGCAATTATGGCAGTATCACATGTAAATGAAGCACCCTTTTGTACTGTTTGAGACTTCTGATCTAATTCAGATATAACATACGGCATATCGTCTCCTGTAAGTCCAACCAATGAGAATAACATTATGTCTTTATCAAACATATATTAAGCTCTCTTCTTAAACTTAATTCTATTGATACAAACCATATTATTCAATTGGTAAGACCTAAAGAAGACTACAGGGTATTTAAGCCCCCCCCTCCCCTCAGATTTGACTAAAGGAATTACTTTAAAAATGGCATCTTCATTCTTGCTATCATTTTTTAAAACTGTTCCTTTAGTACAATAAAAACATGGATAACGGTTATATCCTGTAACAGTCTTTCCTCTAAATAGGCCCTGTCCGTTAATAAGTAAACCAGCGGGACTGGTATTGTATTCTTCGCTGTATAGCCCTATAAGGAAAGAATCCTGCGTAACTGTATAGGTATCTCCGGCCCAACCGTCTTTACGTATCAGAATCTCTTGAGCATTAGCCCAATCAGGAAATAGCATTTCGTCTCCCATTATTGACATCAAGCTAAATATTAGGTCTTTATTTAGCATCTTTTGTTAATCATCCTCTCTAAATTCAGGAGGGTATTGTAACCTATTAAGTTCACTTTCATACGCCTCCTTACAATGATCGTCTTGCCAAAAGAATAATAGGTTAATTAAATTTCTAGTCCACTTTCGCTTACCTGTAATGTAAGCTCTATGTGATCGACTAGACACCGTTTCATCTGCATAACCACCAAAAAGTGTATTCACTAATTGATCTAATGCAACGAGTACCTGAAAACAATCAGGATGCCTCATTGTCACTAAAATCACACTTAGTGAAACTTATAGTGATACCTTTAGCTTCTTCTACGGATGTAGCAGATTCAATAGCAGTTCTATAAGTCCACTTTTCGTTATATGCAAATTGTCCCGCTGTAATGATCTCAAGCTGTATTGTCTTGAGTTGTTCTAAAGATACTGTATGGGGCTGATTATTGGCATCCATGAAGATAGAAGTATAAACCATAGCTCCATATTCAGCCGCTATAACCAGACCATTAACGTCCATCATAGCTCTAGCATCAGAGTCACACTCATAGCCTAAGCTAGAGATCATCTTAGCGTCATTTTCATACCAACTAAGGAACTTTCTTTCAAGCTCATTTAGTTTGGTTTGCTTTATCTCCTCCAAGGAAGGTTCTACAGGCTCAGGGTCAGGGAGTTCTTGATAGACCACCCCATATATTGCCCAACCAGAAGCATCCTTAGGAGTAGAAAAGGCTTTACCGTCTTGTTCCCAAATGTCTTTCTTCAATTGGTAAACAGACGTGTATTCTTTTCCTTTATAAGTATATTTCTTAATCATGGCATTAAGACTCCTTAAACATCAGAGAGATAAACCCATGAGTATTAGACCAGTGAACAACCATAATACCGACAAAAGCTTTAGCAGGAAGGCTCGTAGCATTATCGGTTATCCAAGTAAACTTAGACGAATCAGCAGTTACTGCCAAGCTACCAGAACTATTCGCATTGTCCATAACAATAACCTTAGTCCACGATTGGTTAGCCGCACCATTACTGATAGTCAAAGCCATATCACCAGAGTAAGTCCAACAAATAGAATCTCTAGAACTATTGTTGACAGTCAGACTAGCTGAAGTCACATTGCTAGAGTTCTCATAGCCGTTGAGGTTTCCTCTATTGCCAGACATAAGGATGTCTTTAGGTGCATGACCATCAGTTCTACCAGTACCACCGCTAGCAATCGGTAGTTCACCAGAAACACCTAATGTCACATTAGCAGAGCCATTAAAAGAACCCGCAGAAGTGGACTCTAGGTTGCAGATAAAGGTACGAGCAGTAGTCAATTTAGCTACAGTACCATCAGCATTTCCTGTACCACCATTTGCAGTACCAAGGATACCTTGAACACCCGGTGTTACATTCGCAGTACCATTAAAGGATGCAGTACCAGTGGATGCAAGGTTAGTTCTGATTGTTCTTGCAGTCTGTAACTTGTCAGCACTAGTCGCTCTTGCAGGTTTCCAATCTTCAAGGTCATCCATGAGGGCAACCTTGTTCTTACCACCCGAAGTCTTACCATCCATGATAATTGGACGATACCCTTTAGCATCATCCGTTTGAATAACGATTTGTCTGTCCCTGCCTACAAAGCCGTTATCAAAGTCTTCTTGTAGAGCATATCTTGTGGATATGTCTAAGTTAGTTAAATTTACAGCCATTTTTTATATTAACTCCCTACTCTCCCATAGTCAGTTCTAACAATCTGTAGTTCACTCCACTCAGTCCACTCAGCAGAAGCAGTATCTCTAAGGCTTCTTACAAACACTCTATCCGTCCCATTCCAAGTAAACATGATTTCGTTGTCACCACCATAATCATTTCTAGTACCTCTCATGTGGATGACATTCCCATAAGAATAAGGATAACCGTTGTTGTATGCTTCATAGAGCTGAATACCTTTAACAGAACCTCTAGTAGAACCAGTAAGTCCTGTTACTTGTCCTCTGGAGACAATGTTATTGATATTGATATTTGCAGAACCATTAAAGGAAGTACCATTGATTGTTCTAGCTGTCTTTAATTTATCTGCTGTAGCTGCATTACCATTGATACTACCTACTATAGTTTCAGAGAAAGTTTTAGTACCACCTATAGTTTGATCTCTAGTTGTATCTATAATAGTGCCATATCTGCAATATTCTAGATTGCTTGACGTACCACTATACCGACCATTCCAAAGTGCTAAAGCGGCTTTATCAATCAGGTAGTTATTATTCTCTCCGTACTCTATGTCACCTCTAGTTGTCTTTGTGTATCTTTCAGTGACATTCCTAGCAGTGCCGTTGATATTACCTGCAATAGTAGAACTAAAGGTCTTAGTACCAGTTATTGTTTGATTACCTGTAAGTTTAACTACAGCAGAATCATTAGCCTTAGTACCTACAGTAGTCTCAAGGGTATCAATACTGTTATTGGTAGCATCAAGATCATCTATCGTAGCATACGTAGAAGAAGCACTAGATTTAGTCAGGTAAGCAGACAAGTCAACAGTACCTGCTAGGACGTCCCAAGCACTACCATTCCAAGCTACATTGTCCCCTGCTTTGATACCATGGGAACTATCAGCCTGAGCTACGTTATACATATCGCCTACTTTCTGTGAAGCTACAGGAAGATCAGCATACGTATTGACAGAACCTTTATAAACCAAAGCACTACTTAAAGCACTATCGACATAGGTCTTTTCAGCATAGACAGAAAGATCAGGTTTATTCTTAATATATCCCTTGTTGCTAGAATCTGTTTCCTTCCAGTCAGCATTGAGTTGACCACTAGCTGCCTGATTCGCCCAATACTTGGCACTATAAGCATCACCTTCAACAGGGCCATCAGTCTTATCAGCCCAGTCATGGGCCTTCTGTACGTACGGCTCTATGTCTGCTATAGCTTCTTCAGCGGAAGTACCTATAGCGGCAAGCTGAGTTGTACCAGCAGTATTTACAGCTTGAACCTGAGTATCCCCTGCATCATTTACATTGGATACCTGAGTCGTACCTGCTGTATTGATATTACCAACCTGAGTTGTACCTGCTGTTTCTATAAGACCAAGCTGAGTCTCACCTTCAGTTTGAATTTCTGCAATCAGACCATCTTTAGAAGAATCCATGGTAGCAATTACAGAGTCACCTTTTTGCTCTACTAAGGTAATCTGCTTGGTACCTTCAGCAGTAACAAGGCCAGTTTGCTTAGTCCCTTCAGCAGTCACAGCAGATACCTGAGAAGCACCTTCGTCTTCTACAGCAGACACTTGAGTTGAACCTGCTGTATTCACAGCTTCAACCTGAGCCGTACCAGCAGTATTCACATTGTTTACTTGTTCCGTACCTGCATTGGTTATCTCAGTTACCTTTTGCTGAGACAAAGCGTTGATCTGAGAGACACCATCAGTCACAGCTCCAGTCACAACATCAGCAGAGACATTGGCTTTTTCAGCAGAAGCTTTAGCTTGATTGGCATAATACTTAGAGCTATAATCTACTTCTAGACCTGCATCATCGGTTACCTTGCCGTCTATCTTGATAGCCCAGTCTTTAGCTTTGTTAGAAGCCTCTACAGCATCATCTTTAGCTTCATTGGACAATCGGACATTTTCAACGGTAACAGGTATAGAATCTATAGCTATTTGAAGAGAACCATCTTCGATAGCACTAGCTACACTATTGACATCCTCAATGTTATCTGCTACAGTCTTAATGTTACCACCGGTTACTTCTACCTCTTCAGTTTCACCTGTACCTACTCTACCCATATCGGTAAATTGAGGAGGCATAAAGGTACCCTCAAGATCACCTGCTACAGTATTAATATCATCAATATTGTCTGCTACAGTATTAACATCATCAATATTGTCTGCTACAACCTTAGCTGCTTCACCCATCTCTGCTACAGACTGTGCCCAATATTTGGCAGAGTAGTCTATCTCTTCACCTTCTTCGACTACTTTACCATTCATCTTGACAGCCCAGTCTTTAGCTAGATTCTTGGACTCTTCAGTATCATCTTTGTAACCTTTAGTCGTATCTTTGAATTCTTCAGCTTCATTTCTAAAACCTAAAGCTTCGTCTCGATACCCTTTAGTTTCATTCTTTAAGTCTATGACGGATTGTTTATCTTTCTTATAGTAACCAAGAGTCATAGCATCTTGGTCATCTACAGGGTCAGCTACATTGACAATACGAGCATTCTGAGCATCCCAGTTACCCTCATCGTCTCTTAACATAGCATCCTTAACGTTATCTCTCGCTTCTTCAGCAATATGGAATGCCTGAAGTTGAGACGTATCAAGGTCTGTAGCTTTGAGAATAGAAGCATCCTCAAAGGAGACTATTCGTTCTGTAGCTGAAGTATAACGTCTGACTACAATACCTTCACCTTCAGCAGGGGCAGTCTTAAGGCGTATTGTAGTATCATCTAGGAAATAATAGTCAGCACCGGTATCTCCATAGTCGCCACCTGTAAGAAGAGTAAGTCTATTGTCCACATACACATGCACAAAGCTCTTCTTAAGGTAGTCAAAAGGAACTACAAAGTCAGTCTGAGTACCATTACCTGTATAATTAGCAATAGTATCTGCCATGTTGTTTAATATCCATATTTATATTCTTCGAGGCTGTCTTTTACGTGATCTCTCAATACAGGAGACAAATAGGGAAGTGACGGCAAGAGATTAAGACCTTTAAGTAATTGCTTAGATGTCTTTGATCTATTCTCATAGGTATCTTCTTCTTCATCCATAGCTATAATACTCGAATTGTATAGACCAATACCAAAATCTGCTGTTGAATCTATAAGTCTAGCAGCAGGAACCATATCGGTAATTTGCTTGCCAACATTAAAGTTACCTATAGTCATGCTATCAGCATAGTCATCTGTAATAGAAGCAGTAGTCTTACCCCCAGTACCAAAACCAATAGTGTTCCATCCGAGAGCAAAGGCAGCTATAATAGGATTACGGTTGACCATATTATAGAACAATGCCTGAGAGAGAACTTCAGGATTATCTAAGTCTTTGAAATCATGGAACCCTATAGTTCTATCAAGATAGTCATTACGTGCCTCTTCTTCCATACCGAGAGAACGAGTATAGGAGACAAGCATATTGACAGTACCAGACAATGCAGTAGTAGTCACAGCGAAGTTGAACATAGCAAGACTATCCCCATCCTCGATACGGTTAAGCATCTTTACGAATCTCTTATTGTAAGATTGAATAGCAAATGCCTTAAACTGCATAGCAAGATCAAGCATTACACTCTTGTCTCCCAATTGCCACGTAAAGATGTCATCAGGATTTCTTCTCTGCAAGCATTCTTCAAAAGCATACTTATGGAGTCTTCCGAAGATGTCTCTAAACATATCATCATCTGCCAGAGTCTCGAATCCTTCATTTAGAGAATACGAACCATCTTTATTAGTAGTAGCATATCGTCTAAAGACTCTATTTAGATACTTGATGTCATCCTTAGTGATACCCAAGCGTTCAAACACCTTAGGATCTTTAAACATTCCCTTGATACCACCTCTAGTGTTTAAAGCTCTAGTTATAAGCTCAGATGTTACAGCATCCGTAATTACATCATTGATGTGCCCTTGGAAGCCACGCATTACAAAACCCGCAGGAGAATGTTCAGCCATAAACCTAGATGCACCAACAGCCTTAGCTAGGTAAGGATTCATGTCTTCAAAGTTATCTTCAGCTTCTTTAATAGCCGCTCTTAGATTCAACCTTTCGTTAAACTCATAGCCAACTATGTGTTTCTTGATAGACTCAATACTAGCCTTATCTAAGTGTCCAGACTTAGCCAACTTAGAGTATATATTACCAACACCGGGTATGCTTCTAATGAGACTACCTGCGCCATAGGAATTGACAAGCATACCAATTTCACCAGAGTTCAAGGCACCCATAAATGTACCTACAGTAGAGAACATACCATTCTTAAATAGAGCCATAAAAGCATCTACAGCATCGTAGGCTTTTCTATCAGAGATGTGCATTCCATAGGCTCTTCTAATCATAGCCCTCATATCTCTAAGGTATTGTTGTCTTATCTTGGCATCCTTATGGTGTTTATCAAACAGCTCATTAGCGGAAGACACAATGTCGGCATCAAGCTCATCAAAGGTCTTACCAAACACACGCTTAGTGGCAATCAGACCATTAGCACGTCTATTGTATCTCTCTATGGTATCCACAGGGTCAGCTCTGAGACTATTCAAAGAGAAGCCGTTTCTATCAACGTATGCTGCATTCCAAGGCATTCTTTCCTTTGTAAAAGAAAATCCTGTACTGAAATCACTGTAATCATCAGAATGTTTCTCTAAAGACACACCCTGATCTGAATAACCTTTAGATGCTGCCTCAGCTTTATCTGTTAAGTAAGCATTAAACTCAGCATCATAATCTGCTTGAGATAGCTTCTTTTCTTTGTACTCAATACCTTTAGCTACAGCCTCTGCTCTTTCTTTAGCTATTCTTTCTTTTAACTCTTGTTCAAATCTTTCTTTGAACCACTCAAGATGCTTAGGACTATTATACACCCCTTCCATCAGGTAACGCATAAGATTCTTTCTAGCAAGCTCTGTGTTAGCAAATTGCTTACTATATTTTGTGTATGCTCTTCTGTCTATTCTCGTGGGAATATAATTCAAGTATCCCCAAATATCAGATATAGCATCAACCTGAGTAAGTTGTTCACCTTTCTTTTTGTAGGAAGCTATGTAGTTTTTAATAGCTCTCTGCATTATTTTATCTTTATCTAGTTTAGCTAACTCAGGAGGAATGTCATAGCCTTCACCCTTGAGAAACAAATAGTTTCTTACAGCTTCGTCTCCATACATTTTAGAGACAGTACCTATGTCATTTCTAAAGCTTCTAAGATATTTATCATCATCAACTCTAAGCTTTTCAGTCTCTTCATAAAGGGTAGCCTTACCGGAACCAAATCGAGTAGTTCCCAATCTATCACTTCTATCATAAGGCATAACATCTACAGGAAGAGTTTCCTTAGGGTCATTAAGGTAAATCTTAGATTGATCTGATTCAGTCCTTACGTGTCTAACTCCTTGTTCCCAATGAGTAGTGTTTCTTATAAGAAAGCTAACACTATCAATGCCTTCTTTATCATAGTCAAGAAGTCTTTGTTTTACTTCAACAGAAGGAAGACCAGAAGTCAACTGCTCTCTCATGTCATTGAGTTTTGTAGTAAAACCCTTAGACTTTGTTACTTTTTCAATCTCAGGTGCAAAGTCTCCGATAGCTTTAGGTTTCTCGCCATTAGTCACATATTTGTCATGTGCCAAGACACCCTTTATCTTGGAAGCTTTAAGCCTAGCCGCAGCATACCCCGCTACTTCCATAGCACCAGACAAAGTAGTGATAGCCGCTACGTCTCTCCACACATCTGTTTCAAGACCACTAACTTCACCTGCAACCTGATTAGCGGCTACACCAGAAACAACATTAGCTGCTATACGTCCACCTATATCTATAGCTTTAGCTGCCTTAGTAGATACGCCTAAAACAGCACCCGCAGGAGGAACTACAGCAGTCAAAGCCATAGTACCTAGATCGACAGGATTCCCAAAAGCACCTATAATACCACTATATAATTGCCAGTACCAAGGACTGTTAGCAATCCTACGTTCAATCTCTAGGTTTTGCTTATATAGAGCTATGTTTTTCTCTACTTCTTCATAGGTGTCAGCACCACGTAATACAACATCTAGGACATCTTCATCAGTACCTACCTGTTTGTAGATTTTATCAAGTTCTACAATAGAAGGCTTGTAGCTTTCCCAGAATTCACCGGTGCCCTTCTTAGCTTGTCTATAGAACATACCGAAAGGAGAAATGGCATAGGAATCCTGAGTGAGTTTACCAAGCTCATCCCAACCATAGGGTTTATATTCTATATCGTTAGGTGTTCCTTGAGGTAACTCATTATTTACTCTAGGTTCTTTTTCATTGATAGTATCCAAGCCCAATATAGGAATGCCACTATTTGTTGCTGAGGATACAGAAGTGGAATTACCACTAAATAGTTGCATACTTCCTGTAGTAGCAACAATAGGTTTATTATCAGGCATTGTTATCTCTCAATATTTCTTTTATCAAAAGCTTCTCTAATCTTCTTAGTGAAGACGTTAATCGGTATATCACCTCTAGGATTACCACTAATATCAATCACATGAATTGTATTGTTTGCTGCATCATAATAAGAAGCATCATAATCCTTAGGAAATTTAACACCCGGTGCTGTCTTAGCAATATCTACAAAGACTTCATTCGCTATATCGACAATGGTATCTGAATCTACAGTTATCCCCGCAAAATCTTTCAGAAGAAGACTACGAGGAACAACGAAAGTATTGATACCTGCAAGTTCTGCTTCAACTTGTTCTTTAGCAGCAGAGACACACTTACCCATCCTTTCATTCGTTACCAGACTAAGCTTATGTGCCCTAGCCAAGACAATACCATCAAGAGCAGCATTTATTCTAGCAAACTGTGCTTTAGGTATTCTGTCTTCTTCAAATCCCCTAATCTCAGACATTCTGACAAGGGTATTAAACTTCTGTTCAGGTGAACCAGTAGCATCACTCATAGCTTCATTATTAGCTATAAACGCTTGCTTACGTCCAAGGATTTCTATGGGGTTATATCCCATGTCCATTCCCATGTTAATCAAGTCCATATCATCTTTGAAGTCCTTGTCATTACTAACAAGATTAGCTACAGCAGAAGGATTCATGTTATAGACTTCGACAAAACTCGCAAGATTCTTAGGAGCATATCCCAAGTTATTTCCTTTAGCACCAGACAAAGGAACCATGTCAGGGTCTGAACCGGTAGGTAATACACCATTATTTACAAAATTCTCTACAGCAGAAGTTGTTTTTGTAAAAGCATTCTTAAACTGTTCAGCAGTAAACGTTCTAAGTTCAGAAGGGGCACCATTAGCAACTATATTGTTAAGCATGGTGTTAATTCTGACAGTATCTCCAGAGTTTAACACTTCGCCTACGACAAACTGTTGAGCAAGTTTTCTAGTGTTGGCATCACCCTTAAGTCTGAATATAGCAGATTCTTCAGTTTCATCTGTGTTTCCTAAAGCTTTATCTCTATAATAATCTATATAAGACGCAAGAGTTATTGTTCTATTATTTTCTGATTCTGCTGATTTAAGAAGAGTCTTTTGGTTTCTCTCAGCATCATCAATAGCACCATATAGAAGATCAGTTCTATCTGTTTTAAGATTACCATTAACTTTAAGCTCTTCTGCCAACAATCCTCTAAGCTTAGGAATACCATCAGGTGCAGTCTTTAGAGAATCTACATTTGTCTTAAACGCATAGTATTCTTGTCCATCAGCTTCAAACTTTACATTATCAGCTTTAGTCTGCAAAGTTCTGATATAGTCATCCCCATAGTAATCACGGAAGGTCATATCAGAACCCGGTATCTTTTGATCTGCCAGATAATCTACATACGATCTACCCCAAGGTTTAGTTGAAGCTCTCGTAAAGATACTCGTATAGAGTTCAGTCTTCTCTTTAGGACTAAAATAAGAACCTTGAGTGTTTTCCCAGTCTTCAATACCGGCAAAAACAGCATCAGGAGTATTGCCATCATCTATGAGTTTACCTACAAGTGCTGTTACTTGTCTAGCAGATTCATCCTTGTACCACTGATTAGTGACACTAGCATTTCTAACATACGATGCTTCACGTTGTCTCTCTGATTCAGCCCAGAAACCTTCTTTAAAGAAGTAGTCGTTTTCAGCATCATAAGGCATGTACTGAGAGACTTCACTAGGAGCTGACATCTTAGAGTCAATCATTGCTACTTCTACTTCATAGGGACTCTTACCTACGAATTCGCCACGAGCAATACGATTGTTAAAGTCTGTCTCTTCAATACCAGAAAGAATCTGACCTGTACGATACTTGATTCTCTGCATTGCTACAGGGTTATCTTGTATCGGAATATCATTGTCAACTATAGCTTTATTGTATGCCTGCAACCCATAGCGATCAATGTATTTATCTGCAAGATCATAGGCATTCTTTTGGTATACTTTAAATCCTGCCAAGCCAATATCTACAAGTTTCCCTAAAGCTTCTGCATAGTTATCAGCTACTTTAGGGGGAGCATCCAATACTCTAGTATTTAGTCTAGCAGCCTTACCTTTGTCTAATGCTTGGATACTAGAATTGAAATATCTCCATTGTCCATACTGACTAGCTATTCCTTTGTTACCTGCACTATTTTGATAACTTGCCATCTAGTCTCCTTTAATAAACAAAGTTATAACGATAAAGTCTATTGTTTCTGCTTCCGTTACTAGAACTTCCAAACATATTTGACAGCATATTCATGCCTTGGAACATATTGTCGTACTTAGAGAATGACTGATTGAAACCACTCAAGAAGTTACCCCAAGACCAACCACTAGAACCGGCAGACAAAGCAATAGAACCAGCACTAGAAGCTCCTGCTGCACCTGTACTCAAAGCACCACTAGAGCCTATACCTGCAAGTGACATAGAGCCACTACCTGCACCGGCTATGCTTGATGCGCCACCACCGGCCATAGCACTAAAGCCACCACCTATACCAGAACCTATCATAAATCCCTTGATAGAACCATTAACAGAACTCTGAAATACAGACATAACGTTTTGGAAGTCAGAAGCCTGAGCATCCTCAAAGTTCTCTTCAGCTTGCTCTACGGTATCTTTAAGTTGTATATAGAGAGCATCTTTCTGTTGTCTGATCTCCCCAATATCTTGGTAGTAGTTATCTATAACCGAAGTCTTTCGTCTTTCTGTTTGTCCTTCAATAGCTCTACCAATTTGTTTAGAAGTTCTGCCTTCAGTACCAGTTTCACTAAGAGCTGCTGATACCTGAGCGTTGTTCTGGATTGCATTAAGCTCTATGTTAAAAAGATTACTCTTAGCTGACTCAAGGGAATATCTTTCTTCAGTTGTGAGGGCATTCTGATTGTAGTTGTAGTTCTTCATCAGAACAGACATCTGCTGAATGTAGGCTTCACGCATAGCCTTTTGCTGAGATCGAACATTATGAATCCCACCTATGCCACCTACAACACCACCTACAATAGCACCTATAATTCCACCTACTGCCATCTGTTACACCTTCTGAGTTCTTCTAACATACATACCTTCCCAACCACCAGAAACAATATTTACAGGAAGCATATTGTCACTATAAAGTTTAATAGCTACTTCATTATTCAGCTCATGCACAGGGAACTTAAAGCGTCCACCGAATACCTTATTGACACCGAGCAACAAGTCAGACACACCAAGATTCTTAGATGTACAAGTATAGGTATATTCTTTATGTTTCAAACTATTTATTACCTTCGTGTTAAACACACGGAATCAGAATAGTTGAACCAGAAGTATCTCAGCATGAGTCTCCCTTCGTCTTCAGAAACAACTGCACCTTGACTGTTATTCTGTTTAATCAAAGGTCTAGACAAAGTAACATCAAGAACATATTGTCTGCCTACGAATACCTTCTTATTTCTAAGGTCTCCTGTAAGTCTAAATACACCGTTATCATCCCATTCGTTTGTCTTATAAAGATACCCTTCAGGAGTGACAAGGAAGTACGTATAGCCTTCTGTAGGAGTCGTACCATAGACATCTTTAAGTGATACCTCTGTGTAGTTATTGAAATCACTGTATTTGTTTCCTTGAGGTATCGTGTACTCTGTCTTTCTGTCCATGAAGAGTCTTACAGGCTCATCAGGATAATCTAGAGTATTACCAGTCAATACAGCTTTCTCTAGGAATAAACCTGATGGTGTACTTATAATCATGTATATATTAGCATTGATAAAGTCAGCCAATAAGACACGACTGTCATCAGTCCCAAAAGTCCATTTAAACCACGATTGTTGGATTGTATTACCGTTGACAAGAATAAACTTATAAGTATATACAGTATTAGGGGCATTATCAGAAAGACAAGTAATGACATTTTCTGTAGAATTCCCAGATAGTCTAGTGATTCCTGTAGGAATATATCTAGGTACGTGACTAGAACAATCCTCAGCATCTCTTAGGTCTGCTACATCTTGAATCGTATAGAAACGCATAAGAGAGCAATAGTTCACTCTATCGTTAATGAAATAAATGCTATTACCAATATTGATAGGTTGAACATTAGGATTGTACACAAAGTTAGACACTTGATCTACTTTAACTGACTTAGGAGTTAAGATACCATCTGAACCCAATACAAACTGTCCTTCCCTAGCAAACAACATAAGTTCCCTAGAGAATGGCACAGCATGAGTCAGAATGGATACATTATTGGAACTCACAGCTACGTCTATAGCATCCGTATCAAGGACACTCGTAGCAGTCTCAAACCAGAAGTTAAAGAAGTCAGCACTAGCACTCAAGATAATATTCTCATCTGCAATAAACCCTAGTCTATTACGATAGAAGAATATATCATTGATTGTTCTAGTAATGAAGGTAGGCTCAGGGTTACTATCTTCGTCACCTGTTTGTCTATCTATCCATTCCAATCTCTTGAAACTAAAGGTACCATCAGCTTCTCTGACAAGAGCATGAGGCATTGTCTGAGCATCAATCTTATAGGGAATACCTCTAGCTAGAGTTTCTTGCCAAGTCTTTTCACTTGCATTCCATTTGACATAGTAGTCATCTGAAGTATCACCTGAAGTGTATCCTTTAATTCTCAATACAAAACCATCAGGTGCATCATTGGGTAGCTTATCTTCTGAAGACACCCAGTCCTTAGCAGAGTAGAAGTTACTACCGGCATAACCATCTTCAATGTTATACTCGAAGTCACTTCCATCTTTCTTACGGACAGACAGAGTAGAACTGTTATCTATTTGTTCCGCTTCAAAGGTACCTGTAATACCTACATTATTCCAACCATCATCAGACGTAGCAATAGAGCAAACATCTTCGTCACCTACGGATGCTAGTTGACTAAACCCAGTCTTCCATGCTACACCTTTCCAGTAACCTTCAGTAGGCTTAGTGCCAATCAAAGCATAGTAAAGACACTCTGCAACCTTCTGAGTATTGGTATATCTAACATGCCATGCAGAAGTACCTGAAGGTAATCTTACACCGGCACAGAACTTATCATTAAGCCATATCTCATAGGTCTTACCATAGGAAGTACCTCTGACATCAAACAACACCTTGCCATCATTTGTGTCTGGACTGAGATCATCAGTCATAGCAGTCTTAATGGTGTTGTTCAGGATAAACGTATAGTCAGCTACAGTTACAGCTCTGAATTCCTTTATAGGGTCAGTCACAGTCAGATAACTAGCATCTTCCTTAATGTTAACAGTCTTAGCATTACCTTCCAAGTCCCATACTCTAAGATTACCTGAGCGCATCTCTAGGATGTATTGCTCATTCTCATCTCTATTGATAACATGATATCTTACCTTATTGTTACCCATAGAGTCTCCAAGTCTAGCTATATGGATAGTTGGAGGTCTCTTCTGAAGACCTTCTACTTCACTAGGGAAACCGTTAATAAGTTCTTCTACTTGGTCAGGGAACCGTATAATATCTGGCTGTTGGGATACGCCACCTTTAAATGAACCAATGCTCTGGGAAATAAGGGGCATACGGTACTCCTCTGTGTCTAGCTATCTGGATAAAGTCTCCATCCTCAAAGACATTGTAGTCACCTGTAGTCAAGTCATAGTCAACTACATCAGCATAAGCAGCAGTCTCTTCGGTTTGAAGATGAAGGTCTAATCCATCGTCACCTAGGTATCTCATTTGGAATATCCTAGAAGAACGAACTGTAATATATTTTCTAAATTGTTCTGGAAGCTCATTGAACGGAAGTTCCTTGACAAGTATCTTAATGTCCAAACCTTCAGGGAATATGTTGGTTTGACTATAGACATCAAAGAAATATCCGTCTCTTCGAATTAACTTATAGGTTGGAGCTTCAAACCTGAGATAACTATTAGGACAAGGAACATTAAGTTTACCATACCGGTTATCTTCAGGGTCAAGATGTATCATTCCAAGAGTATTAAAGAACCATCCTCTTGCTTGTATTTCCTTGGATACACCTTTAAGAATTCTTTTAGCATTGATGACATCAACATTGTTTTCGTCTTCAAGGCTAGAAACAGGAGAAGAGCCTATAGCACTTAGGATTTCATTGACTGCATCTAATTCATTTTGCGGAGTTATAATCAAAGCTAATCTCCTTAGTCTAGAAAAAATAGCCCTAGGGCATACTTAAAGTACACTCTAGGGCTTATAGTTTATTAGTTAAGCTACGGTCTTCTTAGCTCTCGTCTTAGAAGCTACAGTCTGAAGAGCTTGGCCTTCTTCTCCATCCTCTTCCTCTTTCTTTTCTTTGTAGCCATAAGTTTTAAGCTCAGAATCCGTCATGTCTTTCACCCACTTCTTAGCAGTAATATCGTAGGTGTTACCATACTTATTAAGATCAGCAGGCATCGACTACTCCTTAGGTATCGGAGCCAACCTGAGCAGTCTTAACAAAGACACCAACGGCTTCAGGTCTGAGACCACCGTGGCCCATCGCGTACTTAGCAATGATTTGATCTGCCTGATATTCAGCTCTACGTGCTTGTTCCATAGCAAGATCACGGAGCTTCACAGTACCAACAGCCGATCTGTGGAAGACAATACCTTGCAACACAGCAGTCGTCAATTGAGCCTTCAAGGTATGCTTGCTGTCAACACCATCGTTAATGAAGTGCGGAACTTCAATGATCTGGAAGCCTGCAACATTCATCAAGCGACCGCTAGACGGGTCAAAGAGAGCCGCATAGTTAGCCGCATCAGGCATCAACGCACGGAGAATAGCGGAGTAACCTTCAGGAGTCGTCAAGAAGTAACGATCAGCCTGAGGCACATAGTTACGGGTAAATGCAGCACGAGCAGCAATCAAACCTTCAAGAAGCTTATTGCCATACGCTGCGGATTGGGCTTCGTCCATACCGGTAACAAATTCATAAGCCTTACCAGTACCGGGGTTTCCAAGGGTAGAATTTTCAGGAATGTTTTCTTGCATACCCTTAGTTTTCTTGGCTGCCAGATTAGCAAGTTCATTGATAACAGCACAGTCAGCAGCCTGAGCAAGAGCTTCACCAAGTTGACGAGAGTATTCAGAACGAACATCATAGTGGTTCATTGCTTCGTCAATATCGGTAATCAAGCAGTCAGCCGTAAGAAGACCGTCGATCTCGATGATCTTCTCGGTGTGTTCCATCTTCTTACGTTGATCGTCCAAGTTGTTACCGGGTTCAAGGTACTTAGCATGGGTACGGCCCATAACAGGGAACGAAGCAGACTTGCCATAGTTAATAGTACGGACAATATGCTTGTCCATCATAACCGTGGTACGAGCAAAAGCCGTCAGAACTTCACCTGCAAAGATCTTCAGGAACAACGCACGGCGATCACCTGCACTCAGTTGTTGACCAGGATTGGAAATAGAAGTAGCATTAAGAGCTGCCATTTAAATAACCTCTTATTATGTTATTATTTTTATTATATTATTATCGGTTTGTTTATTTATTTATTTTTAAAATACAGTATAGAGCATCTTTTGTTCAACAGAACGGGTATATGCAGGGTCTCTCGCATATCTAGGGTCAGACATAGCTTTAATCATATCCTGCTTCGATGCAAACCCTTTAGGTTCTCCTCCGCCTGCACCTTGGGTACTGCCCAAAAGTGTAGGATTAGATGTACCTCTCGTAGCGTTCATCTTAGATTGAATCCCTGCAACCATCATTGAGATCAAATCCAAGTCATTACTATCGAGAGCTTTGTTGAACGCTTTAAGGGTACTCTGAGGAAGGTTATTGGCCGCCCATTGAGTCATCTTAAAGTATTCTTCTTCACCACCGGCAGATTCATAGACTGCCTTAGTGAATCTTTCTTCGATTGCATGTCTTCCTTCAATGAAAGACTCAATCACTTCTTTCGGATAACCTGCATTGACAAGGTTAGCCAAAGTACGACTGGAAATATTACCAGATTCTTCATATTCCTTAATGGCCTGCTTAAAGTCCACTCCCTTATTACGGAGGTCTTTTTCAAGAGCCTTAAGAGTATCCTGATGTTTAGCTACGTCATTCGCTAGGGTAGTATCACTAGGAGGATTATTGTCGTTGCTAGAGCTGTCATTAGTATCAGCTTCACCTTGTGTAGTAACATCAGGTTCACCTTCAGGAGCCATAATGGATTGACCATTGCTCACATCAGTATTCATTTGTACAGTACCGGTATCTGCACCAACCTGCACATCAATATTACCGGTATCTACAGGTTCATTAGTAGGGGCTTCACCACTCATTTAGTTATCATCCTTTTATTATTGAGCTTGTGCTCTAGCTTGATCTGCTACGACTTGTCCCGCAGTATCCGTAGCAACCTGTTGTTGATACATTTGCATCTGAGCTTGTCTTTCTTGTTCAATTTGTTCAGGTGTCTTAATCAAACCTGTTGGGTCAATATGAGCACTCGTAAAGACTCTCAATGCCAGATTGTTTTGATTGACACTTTGCATAACATCAGGGAACTGTGATAGAATTGTCATAGCCTGAGTCAAGTTAGCTAGATCATGTCCACGTCCAAGAGCATCAACACCTGTAACAATCGTAGGTTCAATTCTAGAGCCAAACTCACCGAAGTCAGGAAGTTGACCATTGGATTGCATCTGATTGAAGATACATTTCACCAATGGCATCTGTAGTTCGTTAGACAGAAGAGAATATGTTCCCCCCAAAGTATCTTCAAGTTCACCTGCAACATATCGGATTTCTTCTGCCGTGACTCTATCTCTTCCTTGGGCACCGGTTTGAACTGCACTATTAAGGAGGAAACAGAAAGACAATCTTTGCTCAATGTTAGAAGCGGTACTCATAGTAACCTGCATGTCAGCAGATTTGTTTAACTGTACAGGGACAACATCATCTACACGTCCCTTCACATAGGCACCATTTCTAGCTTTAGCTAAAGCCTGTATATTCGTCTGACAAGAAGGACTAACCAGATAGACTACCTTAGCAGCAATCTTTGACAAATCAACAATCGACTGAGAGAGAACTTCAAGACTTCTTAAGTCACCCAAAAAGTCTTCCACAAAGGAACGCCCATAGTTCTCACCATCAATCTTAGAGAATCTTATAGGCATCCACGGAAGCTTGTCTTTAGGATACGTTTGTTCACTCTTAGGTACCTTAAAGCCATCTATCTCTTGGTAAGACATCCATCTGTTACCATCCAAGTAGGTATGCGTATAAATATCTACCTTTTCCTCAGAAGGCTTAGAGTCTTCGTTGATGACCGGTCTGTGATCGTTCAGGAACTTAGAAACATAGTCAGGCAACGAAGCTCTACTCATAGTGTCTTTAGCTACAATCTGAAGGACATTACCCGTCCCATCCCTCTGAACAACATAGTTTCTGAGTTTGTAACATTTGACACCGCCTTCTTTTGGAGGAAGGAACAATAAGGCATTACCAGCTACAATGAGCTGTTTTATGGCCTCACTTAAAGTTGGTCTAAGAGAATTAGCTTCCATATACTTGACTACAGCATTCTCAAGCATAGACAAACCAAGTTCAATGGCATCCTTCATTTGCTCGTTATTCGATTCCTTAAGCATTGTCATTGATTCTTCATCTAGACCAAACCTAAAGAAAGGCTGATTGGGAGGCAACAATGCAAGCAACAATTTAGATGCCAGATTGTTTACCCCTCTTGCACCCACTGAGTTGTAAGGTGTTGCATAGTCGGTACCACTATCGTCATATTCTCTAGGGAATAGACGAGGAATGGTGTACTTTGCGCACTCTTCGGCTCTCCGTGTGTAATCCTCTCGATCTTGGGTTAGCTTGTCATAAACTGCTTTAGCTCTACCATAAGCTACATCAGTTTGTTTTTCCACCATGTTTTATTATTTTTATTGCTATTCTTTACCAAAGGTTTTAATTGTGTCACTCACAAGGTAGTACGTAGGATAGCGATCATAGCCAAGCTTAGCATAACTATTAGCTACTTCAGGTGCACAATTAGTCTGAGCACTAGCACCAGAAGCTATATCTGCTTTTCCTTCCTTTACAAAATAGGCCATATAAGCAGCGACACTTCTAGCTATACCATATCCTTTCTTAAGGGAGACAGTAAGCTCTTCAATAATAGCAGTCAGCTTAGGATTATACCAAGGACTACCAATAGAGAACAATACAAAACCTACAATTTCATTAGTCTTTGAATCAGTAAACTTACAAAGAAAATAAGGAGTATTCGAAGCCTTCTTAATGATTGACTTAAAGAACTCTTTGATATACTCAAAGTCAGTCATCTTAAAGATAGACAATGCACTAGGATCTTCAAAATACTTACGACCATTGTCAACAATATAGTTTACTTCTTCATCTGTTTCTACAAGACCAATCAATACTGAATTCTTTTCTTGGGGCATTAAGGTATTCCTTAAGTAATGTTAAGTCCACCACGAGAGCCACCTGCGGCAGAAGACAAGTCAATTCTAAGACCAGACTTACCTCTACGCTTTCTTCGCTCAGAAGTAGTCTGGGTTCCTATATCGACTTCTTTAGGTTCTTCTGGAGGAGTATCTATAGCAGGAGCTGCTTGTTCAATCTTTACGTCAGGAGCTTCTTCTCTATCTATACCGAATACCTTAGCTACTTTTTTAACTACACCACCCATATCTATAGGTTCCTTTATTTAAGTCTTTGTTAATGGTTGTTATATGTTATTATAGGTTAATTAAGCCTATAGTTATTATTATAGGTTAATTAAGCCTATAGTTATTATTATATAAATATCTCATATAAGAGATCACTTCTTGGATTCCTTTCAGTTTCTCTATAGAATCCTCGTAGTGAATACTCTTACGAATATCAAAGGTATTCTCCATGAACTCTAGGAAACTTTTAGAAAACTTAGGAGAGACCTTAGGTTCTTCCATAGTTTTCTCTAAAGAATCCTCAGAGTCAGCCCCAACAATACTCTTAGGTTCTACTTCATCAAAATACTCTGTCATAACCTAAAGCCCTCCTTTTATCTTCTGTAAGATTTTATTATTTTTAGTCATTTCTATATTGTAAGATTTTATTATTGATAACGAGCATAGAAGCTGTTGATAAGCTCTTCAGGTGTCTTAAAGATGACTGTGTGTTTCTCAAAGTCATACTCTCCGTTCCACAACAGGTGAGCCATACGGTAATTCATTAAGGCTTCTTCTAGATTATCCTTAAAGGCTTCTTTAACTACAGACTGCCAGAGTTCTAAAGGTTTACCTAAATACTTTTCAATAAAAGAATTAGCTTTCTTAGTACCATAACCTTTAGCTCCCTTATAGCCATCCACTACGTCTCCCTTTAACGTTTGAAACATGATATTATTAAAGGAATTTAAGTAGTTCCAATTATTACTATAATATTCACCATTAGAGAAGTTTAAGTAATCACAAGGAATAGTCTTAAAGTCTTTATCCATAGAGACAATAATACTATCATCATTGTCGTTTAAAGTACCAAGGATACCTATAAGATCATCCCCCTCTAAACTATCTTCTTCCATCCAGATACAACGATCACCACTTAAAGAAGACTTTAGAGATTCAACCAAAGCATAATAACAAGTTGGTTTACGGTGATTAGCTCTATTCGATTTATATTCAGAGTTTATATTCTTTCTAAAGTTATTCTTACCAGATAAACAGAATATCCACTTATAGTCTTTATCTATATCATACCCATATCCATGAAGTTTATCTTCAATATCCTGAATGGTATTAAATAGTACCCCTTCAGCATCAGACAAATAGGCATGACAAGTATAAAGACCATCTCCCCAATCTATATCTTTTTGTACTGCTGAAGATGCCCTATAGCACAGAATATCAGCATCAATCAAGATTCTTTTCATTGGTGTTACCTTCATGTTGGAACAATTGAAGAATCTTAACACCCTTAGATGTCAGGTGCCAGCTATTCGTAGCAAACCCACAGAAATCCAGAGAAGAGATCAATCCTCTGGATGCTGCTTCAGCTACAATCTTAGCTTCTTCCCTAGCAAAGTCACTCTGAAGCTTGGGGGAAAACTCTTGGATATACAACAAGACTTCTACAAGATTATTCATTGGTACCTTCCTATTCTTCAGGATAAACACAACCATCAATATATTCATCATCAATCATGATGTTAGCGTTAGGTAGCAAAGACTTAACGACATCCAACCAAGCTTCTTCAATGGTAATATCTCGTGCAGGCATAAAACACTTGCTCGCAGAACCATCTTTATTTACACGTGTGATTTCTACAGCAATCTCATCATCATCTGCCAAATCATAAATGTAACGCTTAAAGTTAATCTTAATGTTTTCTTTCTTCATATTGCCTCAATGACATTGATACCAGTTAGCTCCGATCTTACCTTCGGTATCCAACTGACAGTTAAACTTAAAGTGTTCCTGAGTCTTTCTCATAGCTTCCTGTGCTACTTCAACACAAGCATCAGCAATATCTTTAGTACGACAAGCAACTTGGATTTCATCATGCACCCATGCTTGCAACCTAAAGTCGTTGTGATGATCGAAGCCTCTAGCTCTCATTCCTTCTTCCCAGAAGACCACCCATTGCTTACAGACGAGCGCACCTGCGGACTGAAGCAGTAGATTAAGGGCGCTATGGGGAGAACGACAATACAGAATGCGACCATCAATGCCAATAAGACAATGAGTAATGTCCAAAAGAGCATTATCACGATGATGTCTCTTACGCCATTTAACAATGTTTTTACCACCTATAAACCTTTCATCCTCTACTAAAGCATTATGAATAGCCTTAGTTAACTTTTTGTATGCCGGTAGTCCCTTCATAAACTTGTCTTTCAAGGCTTTACCTTCTGAGGCACTACCACCTACAATGGAACCTATCTTTTCATTACCGGCACCATACAAGAGACCGTAGATAAATGTCTTCGCCATGTCTCTAGTAGGCAACCCTGCCATCTGTTGGTTATGCGTATGGATGTCACCATTTAAGATAATATCACCATACTCACCCTTATCATAAGGATAAAGGAAATGAGCAAGACAACGCAGTTCGAGTCCACAAGCGTCGATACCACATTCAAACCATCCAGAAGGTACCGTGAATAGCTCCCTACATTCCTTGCCGTATTCTGAGTGTCCCGAAGGAACTTGTGCAACATTAGGGAAGCTATGAGATGCACGGCCAGTAACAGTCCCATTAGGATTAACGCTACCGTGAATTCTATGGATACCATCACCATCTTTCTTCTCCATCTTTAGCCAAGCGTAGTCTCCTTCAGCTAACTGTGAGATACGCTTTTGGATTAACAGGTATTCAAGAATAAGTTTTGTCTCCGGTATTCCCATAGCAGACTGTAGAGTCTCTTCATCTACTTTAGGTTTTCCTGTCTCTGTGAATACTGTCGGAGTCCATCCCCTTTCCATAAGGACTTTAGCAATATGCTCACGGCTGCTAGGGTTGAACACCACCGTTTCATACTGTGGATAAGGTACGCCCCCAACAATCCCTCGTTTAGCATTGTCTCTTTTGTAGATTTTGTCTCCAATGTATTTCTCCCATGAACCAAAAGTCTTCACAAGTTTATCTTCAATCTCACTACGTTTAGCACTAAGAGTAGCATAAAGAGAAACCGCTTTATCATAATCAAAGACAAACCCATTGCGTTCCTGTTTAGCCATCACCCAAGCAATGCTATGCTCAAGCTCAATGGAGGATACAGGATACTGCTTCTTAAACAACAAAGAGAAGAGTTCAAGAGTAACTGCAACGTCCTGTTTACAGTATTCATACATTTCCTCTGAGAAATGCCCCCAAGCTTCTTCTTGTTCACCGTAAGTTCCCTTCAGGATTCCCAAACGATAACCCCAAGCTTTCAATGAGTGAGAGCCATAGAGTTTCTTAGGGAGTCTGCCGGACTTCATTAAGCCAATATCAATGTCCTTAATCTGTGTGTAGATGAGCCTAGCTAAGACAAGAGTATCCACGACACATTCCCTTGGGTTGAACTTCAAGTCTCTAACCATAAGTTTCTTCAAAGTTGGTATGTCGTATTTTATACCGTTATGGAATACCAGACGATAACCTTTATCTACAGCATCTTCCAGATAAGCAACATAAAGATCAATGTCTTTGAATCCAATGTACGACTTACGTTCATAGTCATAGCACCAAGCACACCAGAACTTTGAGACAGTATCCAATAGGCCATTCGTCTCAATGTCTGTGATTAAGTATTTCTTTGTTGTATATTCAAGAAGCATTTCCTATACCCTCCTATAGTTTTGCCTATCTATTTATGTTTATTGTGTGATTCTAACCACAGAAACAGTCTGTAGACTCCATAAAAGAAACCACTAAACCATGCTATCATAAACGAAATGTCAAATATAAAAATCTGTTACCATAGACCTACAATACAAGCAATGATAAACACCCAGAGAACCAGAAGGTTGCTATACCAAACAAACTTTTGCTTATTCTCGTCATCATCATTGGGACGATTTGCAACCCACATAACCCCCAACACAGGGAGGTTGATGATGATCTTAAAAATCTCCAGAAGCTTGCTCTTGAGTGAATCCATAGTCACTTTCAATATCTCCTTTATAGTCACTTAAACGTCCAGTCTCTGAATCATAATACATATAACCAGAGACACCAGTTTCGCCGCTAAATCTGTTTTTTAAAAGGCGAATAGTAAGAACATTAGGATTCTTACCTTGTTGATTTCTCTCTAAGCCAATCACCATGTCAGCTAACTGTGCAATACCACCAGAGCCTCTTAGTTGACTGAGAGAGACCTTTCCTCCTTCTTCGTGTCCCTTACCTTCAGGTCTCTTCAGGTGAGACACCACAAACATTGTACAACCTGTCTCTTCTACAAGTGAACGCAGGTTAGTCATTAGTTTGTCAATAGCCTTTCGTTCACCACCATCATCTACATTGTCCATGCCAGAGACAACAATGGAAATATGGTCAAGAAAGATTCGTTTGCATCCTAGACCTACAATCAGGTACCTAATCTTAGACAACAAATTGCTGCTATCAAGCGATCCAAAGTGGTCATACAGGAAATACTTTCCATTTCCAATAGTTGAACTAAAAGCGACTGATCGTTCCGATTCAGAGACAGCCTCAGGGTACAGTCGGAGTCTTCTATTACAATAGAGAGACATGAGTTCAAGCCCTGTTGTTCTATTACTTTCTTCAAGAGCAACAATTCCGCAGTTTTCTGTTTGTCCAAAATAAAACTCAAGTTCCCTGAGTAGGGTAGATTTGCCCATTCCACTACCACTGGTAATGACATAAAGTTCGCCATGCCTAGCTCCTTTAGTTTTGTTGTTCAATGCCTCAAAAGGATACGGAACACTATCCTTTAAGTCATCAATATCGGTTACACACTTTTCGTAAAGATCGGTACCAGCTACGATACCATCAGGTCTGTAGGGTTTAGCATTCCAGATAGCCTGAATGACAGCATCACCTTTACCATTAACAAGACACTCATTAGGGTCTTTCATAGGAAGGTTAGCAATGAAGGCTTTACCTACAGGCAACACGTCAACACACTCTTCGATAGCCTTTCGACCTGCCTCATCCATGTCAAACATTAGGATGATCTCTTCGAAGTTGTTCAGGTACTCTAGGTTAGCCTCGATTGCTTTCTTAGCTGCTTGGGCACCATTAGGAATACTTACGACAGGCCATCTGTTTCCCTGAAGTTGACTGACAGTAAGACAATCAATCTCCCCCTCAGTAATTACGATCTTCTTACCATTGCTCCAAAGCTGAGAGCCAAAAAGTACATTACTAATCTTGCCCTTGACAGCAAATCCTTTGTCTTTGAAACGTAGCTTTTGACCGACACAGTTACCTTTTGCATCATAATAACAAGCAACCTGAACAGGTTTCCCTTTGTATTCCCCACAAAGATACCCATACTTCTGACAGGTCTCCTTTGTGATCTTTCTAGCCGGTAGAGCTTCATAGTTCAACACTCCGATCTCTACGAGTTCAAACTTAGACTCTGAGTTATTTGTATTGTCAGACACCTTTATTTGCTCCTTGTCAGTATCTTTGTAGTATGCCTTGCAACTAAAACAATAACCATGCCCATCAGAATAAACTGCTAGTGCATCGTGACTGCCACAATTAGGGCATGGTAAGTGACTGATGAAATAGTTTTCTTTCATAGAACATACTCGATAATCTTTAAAAAAATGGGGCTACCCTAGATTATAACTCTAAGATAGCCCCTACGTCAAGGAGAAAACAACGTTAAATTGCACGGATGAAAAACCCAGTAGAACTCCGTGCGCTATATCCGTCCAGACCTTCGATATAGTCTTCTTTATCCTACTTTGTTTGTACACACTCAGCAGGACTAACTAGGAAACTCTTTACCATCTATCTCGGTATAACCAAGAGTAATAACGGTCTAGCTCTCGTTCATAAGCCCGATATACAGAATCGTCAAGGTCAAAGTCTTCGTCTGCTTCCTCCTCATCGTAATCCTCATCGTAATCCTCATCATCACGATCAGGAGGCTCATCATCATAGACTTGATAGACTTTACCTGTAATAGCATCACGATAGGTATGTAGCATAGTATATCCTTGGCAGAACCAAACAAAGTTTGGCAGGGGTACTTGGAATCGAACCAAGATTGACGGAATCAAAATCCGTTGTCCTACCTTTGAACGATACCCCAGTTAGTTATTCATCAGAAGAGTCTATGATCTTAACACAGCTAAGATAATCTTCATCTTCCAAAAGCTCACTTAAAGAAAGACTTGTTGGATGCCAGTAATACTCAAAGTACCTAACGTATCTAAAATATGCCGGAGCATCTTCCATAAGTGACAAGTTTTTTGCAAGATAACATTCATCACAATCATAATCGTCATCACAATCATAATCGTCATCCCAATCACACTCACACTTATGGTTCTGCTTTATGTACTTGTCCTTCTCGTCATCCGTTATGTACTCAATGTAACCATTATTAAAAAGCATCTTCTTTAGGTTCCTCTTTCTTGGTATTCTCCTTTAGCCAACCATTTACAAAGTCTAAGACATTCTGAGGAATCTCTTGGACTTTTTCATTGTTGACTACAGGAGGAACTACAAACATAGCTGTAGCAATCTCTTTAGTTGGAGCAAAGACACAAGTCAATAAGAGACAAACAAAAGTAATGACTGCTCTCTTAAACCACTTAGCAATTGAAGCTGTGTATTCTGAAAGGCCCTCAAACACATATTTATCCTTAGACATAAACCATGCTATGCCCAGACCAACAACTACCCAGAACATCAAGAAACCTAAGAAACCAGCGTCTGACTTTAGGTTAAGCAACAAACCAAAAAGGTAAATCTGAAAAGCACTAACTACTTCCATATATCACTTTTCCTTAAAGATTTCGTGGATATACTCCACAAGTTTATCAAGGTTACTTTGTTCTTCGTAAATGTTTCTCAAAGAACGCCAATTGTAGAAGTTAGCATACATCTCACAACCACCAAAGTATTCTGCAAGATGTTCAAAAGGAGACCAATGTTCACTATCCTTCAGTCTCTCAAACAGCTTCTTGTCTTCTTCGACTGTACTTGTAGTACCACCGTTATTGTTGTAAGACACACGGGCACAACGAGCTACAGAATGATAAATATCTTCATACGTGTACTTGCGTCCCTTTAGATCAGCATAAGGCAAGTGAATCTTAGACTCTACCGGTGTAGAAGCATCCATAGCTGACTTCATAGCCTGAGCCAAGTTCTGAATCTCAGGTTGTGCATCTGATGCCAGTCTAAGCTTAAAGAAGTTATCCCACTCAGTTGCAGTTACAAGTACCTTGATGCGACTCCAAGGCTCCAAAGCACGATTCAATGTTTGCTTATGGATGTTGTACTTCTTAGCCCACAGTTTGACTTTAAGTGCAGTCTGCATACCCCAGAGTTGCCAATCCTCAAGGAACTCTTGCTTCAAATCTTCAGGGAGTTCTTCAGCAGCCACCATGCCAGACTGATTGAGACCTACATAGTCAAAACCTACAGGGTCAGTAAGAACCTCATTGGCTACCTTTTCGATAGGAATAGCACGACTAGAAGAAGCATTACGGCTAAACATTCTGTGAGTCATAAACTCACTGTGGATATACCGGGGATAGACAAGTTCAAGGGTTGTGATACGAGATCCTTTATAAGTCGTATCTTCGATCACAGTAGCTACCGACTGTCCCTGAATAGTCGTGGTGTCGTTTTCGGTGTAGTTAATCATTGAATTCCTCGTTAGAAACCATCAGCTTAATGACATCCTTAAGCTTAATCACATAGTCGTATTTCTTAAGCTCCTCTGTGATAAAATCACTGTCCTTGTAAGCTCTATTGGTTTTAATGACAACATCATCTGCATCATAGTCACGCTCAAGATCAAGATAGCCAATAGTCGCACTACTACTACCTACAACATAGTCTCCTCTTGTGTCGATGTCATCAAAAGCATAGTCATCAATGAAAAGACAGGTATAAGTATAAAGACTCGTCAAGTCAAGATCACTAATCTTGTTAAATCTGTTGCTGATATAAGGTTTCTTGTTGGATTTCTTGAGAGTAACCTCATACTCATTCTCTCGAAGAATCGTAGCCATACATTCAAGTGCGTCTTTACTCATGCTCATAGTTTTCTCCTAGTGTTAGTTAAATCATTTTAAAAGAATCCTCCAGTTTTACTCAGTAGCATAATGTATTGCCTACTGAAACGCAGGTCTCGCGCACAGAGCCTAGGGTAGCCGAGATTCAAAGGAAATTTTATGGCGGAGTTAAGCCATGACCGCCTATAAGATGATTCTTTTAGAATGATGGTAGGGGATACAGGACTCGAACCTGTAACAGAGCCTTATCGAGACTCCGCTTTGATCGGATATAAGCCGACTACTTTACCAATTAAGCTAATCCCCCACAAGTAGAAGAATGAGGCCCGTACTGAATTCAATCAACCCGAATAGTTGGTCGCCCATAGGATACACACCCAGTTAGCTAGACTAGGCTGACCTCACTCTTCTTACAGTCAGATTTAATCTGAGTTAATAATCACCCTCCCAGTAAAACTCTAGGATGCCTTTATATTTACGCATCATCTCAAGAATCTTACTCAGGTGTTCAATGTCAGCCTCTACAACACTATAGTCATTACCGTTAATAGCGGTGTATTCAGCTTGAGGTGTTACTTTCAGTTCTCTAATGAGACGTTCTATAGCAATATCATCTAACAGCCGATACTCAGCATTCTCGTAACTTGGATAGAACTCTTCAAAGAACTTGTAAATAAACCAGTTCTTACGCCAGTAAGCTACAAGATGACAGAAATCAATGAAGTTACCTTCAGTACCGGTATAGGCATCAGGACACTCTATATCTTCAAGAAAAGGAGAAGGGACAATGAAGTCTCCATCGTAATTACATTCTGTCTTAGTCTTGTTTTGAAGGCTATAAGGAACTGCATAAATATGGCAATCAAGGCCCATGATTCTTAATCCTCACAAAAATAGGTGTCTCGATAGTAGTCCTTATAGTAGGCATATTCTCCAAGCATTTGCATGTAGAACTTAGCCTTTTGGACATCCTTAGAGTTATCACAGTCTTTCACACCATTACGAATGGAATACTTGATGATGTTACCCTTAATGAATCCTTTCATTTCCTCATCGGTAAGCGTGGAGAACATCACAGCAAAAGGCTCTACTCCACATTTACGATAATGGGCACCACTAGCTTCAAGGTTATCTTTGTTTTCGTTTTTTTCAATCATTTTTCTGCTGCTGCAAATACATACGAAGTCATACCAACAAGATCACAGTCTGTTGCAATACGATAGGCTTGACGAGTAGTTTTCATATTCATAAAGGCTTCAACCAAGTTAGCCAGTTCAGGTTTCTCTGCAATAAGAGTCTTAATGACTACAATAGTGTCTGCAATCTCTTCAGCAGTCTTATAGAACTGATGCGTGGTATCCATCTTAAAGTAATCTTCAGCGGTACCATCTTCATCAGCTTCATTCTCATAGTCACCTGCATCGTAGGCATCCTTCATAGACAGAAGGGTCAACACCTCATGCCGGAGTTCATCAGTTTCTTCGCTAAGCTTTTCGAGTTGCTTCCAGAAACCATAGTGCTTACCAATGAAATGAATTTTATCTTCAGTACGATAGTCACAACCAATGACATTATTCATATTGAAAATAGGGTTTACCTTGTTGTTGCTTTTCACGTTATCTTCTTCGTGCATTTAAATAATTCCTTTTGGCGTGCCTAGTAGGATTCGAACCTACAACCTACGGTTTTGGAGACCGTCATTCTGCCAGTTGAACTATAGGACACATAATGGTCTGACGGGTGGGACTCGAACCCACATTATCCAATTTAGAAGATTGGTGCATCTCCAATTATGCTACCGTCAGACTATTTGTTAATTGTTACTCTTCTCCAATATCTTCTTTATCAATGTTGAAGCATTGCTCATGCCCAAACATTGTCAATGAAACACTAATGAAACTAGTACCCTCATCTATCTGATCTTTAATAGCCTGTTGGAGTTCTTTATATTGCGCATCATCAAGAACATAACCATTCAATACCTTGCTAAGAGGATTAGTGGCCTTTACGAAATATGTTCTGGTATCTTCTTTTTCGAAGAATTTTTCTGAAACCCAAAACCTATCATAGCAGCCTGTTACAACGTTATGAATACTCAAATAGTCATCAAAAGTGTTATAACAACCATGAGTTTCAACTGCTTCTGCAACTCTAGTTTCAATTTCAGGATAAATTTCCTTCAGCTTTTTGTACTGATCTTTGAGTGTGAACTTATATTTCATAGTTTTCTCCTAGTGAGAGTTGTATTCTTACAGTCAGCTTTTATTGTTTGGCTTGATAGCTCTTTACAATGTCAACCAAAGCATCATGCTTCAAGGCTTCTTCTGTACGCTCTTCTGTGCCTCTTTCAAGAAGTTTAGAACATCTTCCGAGTAGTTCTGAGCGTTCCCTGAGTGTTTCTCTAAGAGTTCCGCAGGAATCATCAGTTTCGGTGTCTCTGTTGTTACTGCTACGGGTGTCGTTGTACACCCTGTTAGCAGAGTCCCTAATAGCAGACTGATAATCCCGCATTGCATCAAGTGAGACAATGAGGTTTGATATAATGTTGTCTTTCTCTTTTTCAAGTTCCTGCATAGCCTCCTTGTTAAGTTGTTCGGTTTCATTGTATGCCTTTAGTGATGCTTGAATGTACTCCTGAAGATCATCATTAGCAATCTTATATCCAATGTAGCCACCGGCAATAAGAGACACAATGGAAGCTATGACAGTAGCCTTCATTAGCGCACCCTTACAAACCTAGAGGTATCATTGAAGTTAGGATTCAAGGCATCAAAAATATCTTTAGACAAGTTGTATTTAGCAAAGATAGCCAGTAGTTCTCCATTAACATAAGGCACCATTTTACAATGCTTCTCCATCCACTTCTTTACGTCAAAGCATGGACAATCCTTAGCTACACCTTCAAAGTCTCTGTGTCCTTGAATGACAGCTTCAGGATACTCATTCTTGAGTTCCAAAAGGAGCTGCGCAAGAGCTTCCTTTTGTTCGTCAGTAAAGTTATCTATGGGTTTTGACTTAGAATCCACACCACCCACAAGACAAATGCCGATAGAGCAATCATTAAATCCAGATACATGAGCACCTATAGCCTCCCTATCACGTCCATTTTGAATTGTTCCATCGGTCTTAATCACATAGTGATAACCACACATGAGCCATCCATTCTCTCGGTGCATCCTATCAATGGTCTTCCAGTCAATCTCAGGTTTATTCTGAGTTGCAGAGCAATGAACGACAATGTATTTAGTTGATGTTCTAGACTTTACCTTTATAAAATTCTTATGAAAGTCTGTCTTCATTATTTCTTCTTTTCCTTTAGAATAGTCTTTGAGTATTTACGTTTAGGCTCCTTAAACCATTCCTCAGGTATCTTTTTGTCAGAATACTTGAATCCGTATTTCTCACAGAAAGACGCATAAGTTGTCTTTGAGCCTTTGTATATTGGACTCTTCGATCTATTAAAGACAAAACGAATGTCCAATTCAGGATGCTGTTCTTTAATTAACAGGTGTTTCTTTCGATCTTCAGCATCCCAGACGCCTTTAGTTTCTATAATTATTCCGTTAGGTAACACAAAGTCAGGCGTATATTTGTGTTCTGATTCTGGCACAACATAGTCAATATAAAATTGCTCATATCGCCCATCTATAGAATGGGACTTGAGGAGTTCATCTACTGCCTGCTCAAGCCCACTCCGATAGGTCGATCTGTTGTGCCTACCATAACGGCTATAGCAGGCACTTCGAGTTGTCATTTGTTGTTAAAACTGATTAGCTCCGGTACGAGGGTCATCATCAGTAAGATCAGGCACGGGGTCGTTAGTAAAGTTTTCAAACGGAGGGTCATCATCTTCTGCTGCTTCCGCTCCTTCATAGCCATCTTCAGATTCAAACCCATAGGCTTGCATCGTGCCTCCTTCAGCCCATTCTTTGAGTTCAATCACTTGGACTGCTACAGGACGAAGAGACAAGCCACACATGCGAGTCGAAGGCACATAGTAGGGAGCTGCTGAGAAGCAAAGCTTAATCTGAGAGCCACCACCGAGCTTAATATCAGACAAAGGCTTACCCTTAGAGTCAAAGATAGGAATCTTTACTTCGTGAGTACCCTTGATTGACTTGATGATAGCCTTTTGCTTGAACTTCATCACGATGTTTCCATCGCAATCTTCCTCCCAGATGTCTGCTTTCTGAATCTTTGAGGCATTCTTAGCATACTTAGGGTCTGTGATGATTGCCTGATAGTATTCCTCAAGCATTTGATTGAGATCATTAACAATGTACTTGAGTTCAGGTGTCCACTTGGCGAACAACATGTTCACCTTATAGTCACCATCAGGATTAAACTTAGTATCAGGTTCAACAAGCCAAGGATATTGAGCAACACCAAGGGGAGTCGTATAACGCGGAGCTTTAACTGCTTGCATAATTTATCTTCGTAAAAGTTAATAAAAAAGAAACCCTAGGCTGTTACACCTAGGGCAAAGTTGATTGGTTTTTTCTTACAGTCAGATTTTATTTAAGAGAAAGCATAAAGACTCTGTAAGACAAGGTTCAAGTCCAAGTCCCCTTTAGTTGGAGGCTTAGGCAAGTCTTTGAGGGTTGAAGGTCTCAATTGGTTTGCTACATGATCGTGTAGCTCCTGAAGGACGTCATGTTCTGTGTAGGTGTTGACAAACACTTCCCTAACAGTCTGATAGAGAATGTCTGCCTTACCTGCATGTGTCCCATAGGAATCATGAATCATAGCAAACGCATTGATACCCTTGTCAACGCAGGCATCCACAGTCAACATCAAGTGACTTGCATCCATACTGTGAACAAAGTTAGGTGCAATCCCTTGGCGTTGCTTTCTAGTATCAAGCTTGTTTCCATCAGCGACTTGGACTGATGTATTTAAAGCCGTACCTTCAGTTAACTGTTTCTCACCATCAGGTTCAATGATCGTAATGGAGCCATTAAGGACAGTCTTAATGTTCTTCAGCTTAGTTTTTTGATACTTCTGTCGAACAGGGAATCCCGCAGGTGTTACCCATGTAACCGGTAGGGCATTACCTTTGTAGTCCTTATCAGTAGCCAATAGGCCAGAGACAATTTGTAGCCAATCCATAGCTTCGACAGACTTGACTACAACGTCACCAAGAGCTTTCCAGATCAAAGCAGCCATGTATCGAGCTGCCTGTTGCGGCTTGGAAAATGCTGTGGGATTCTTTGCAATGGCCGGTAGGATTGTATCCTCAAGGACTTGCTCGGCAAACCCATATTGCTTAGAGCCATAACAAAGAGTCATGGTGCTACGCTTAGTAACCTTTCGTGTAACGCCATAGGAGAGCCACTCTTGAGCTAAAGACGATGTACCCTTACGAAGGTATTGCCCCCCATCCTCAAGGGCCTCTATCGCGTCCTGAGAGCCATCACGGGCATCTTCTTTGAGGTAACCTGTAACCTTGTCTGCTACAATCTTGTAAATGTCCTGAACGGTATCGCTGGGAACAAGATTGACAGCCTTCCCACCGATAGCATCTTTAAGCATCGCTGAGAAGTGCTGTAGGCCACTACAGGAGCCATCAAAGGCTACAGGCAAATAAGAGACAAAGAGTTCCCCTTTTGCCAGATAATCAGCCCACTCAAAGCAAAACGCTAGGAATTCCCACGGGCTATCTGTATCTACCCACTGAAGGTTTTCCAAAGGATTCTGAGCAATGGAGACAATCATGGCAGAGTTGCTATACACCCACTCAAGACGCTCTTGCATAGGCTTTTTGTCAAGGCCATAGCAATTAGCTCCTTGAAAGGCTAACCATGTTGCTCCATGTTCACCTAAAGGAATTCCTTCAGAGAATTCAAGCAATCCCTTAGACAAATCACAGCCTTGTGGACTGAGAGTAGTCATTGGATAGACTCTGCCTCGGAAGTCTAGGTTATGAGGAAAGTAGATTGCCTCATAGTCCTTATAGGAATCTGCCATAGAGACAAGAGCATTCGCTAGGATTCTTTTACCCCTAAGGCTTGCTTGTCGTGAGTAGTAGTGTGTCATTCTCACACGCCACTCCTTAGCGACTTCCTCATTGGTATCAGCTTCAGCCGGTCTTAGTGGTTTCTCTTCAGGCTCGGCTGAGGGAATCCCTAAGGCTTCAGGTATAGCCTTCCAATCAAGGATTTCATTGGCGACTTCCAGAACTCTACGGTTGATTCTCCACGCAGTCTTTTGGATAGCATTGACAGCCTTATAAACATTGGGCATGTCAACGTCTTTATAAAAGTCTGCGACTTCCTTTTTTGACTCCTTGATTAACAAGGGTTGACGCTTTAAGTTAATGTAATAGCCTCCATCATAGGGACTTGTCCAGTCCTTCGGAGGTATTACCATAGGTCTAAACTTAAAGCACATATCGGTCAACATTTCGTCATTGTGGTCGATATAGTCAAGCATCATTTGATCGAAGACAAAGAGATAACAATAACCCTTCGTATTGATCTGACTTGTCTTTTGGAGCTTAGCCAATCCTGTAGATTCTATAAAGATCTCTACAAGTTTAAGACCGGCTGTAACTTTTTGTTCTTCGCTCCACTTTCTCCAATTGTCTATAAGACCGTCTTCGATGCTTGTCTTTTCGATATACCTCATAAAGGCTTCACGATAAGACAAACCAACACGCTTAGACAAGCCTTGACTGACTTGAGTCTTTCTCTTGTCTTCCAGAGAGTTAAAGATACGACTAAAGCGCAGCTCTTGTTCTATGTCTGCACCTATACCCTTGCAGAGATTAGACAATCCTACAATGGTTTTCTTAACTCCGACTGTCCTAGACAAGATAGCCTTGAGAGACACATAAGCAATATACTGTGTTGGCATTTCCCTGAAAAGACTACAAATTATGTGTCTTTTACCGGGTCTGCCTGTATCGACAGCCTTATAGTATCTCTCCAAGCCTTGTTGAAAGACAGGAATGCACTCCTTTAAGAGTGTTCCTGTAGTTCCTTTCAGTTGGTTTTGTTTTCTCTCCTTCAGTTTGTTATTTGAAGGGTTGTTCTGAGCATAAAGATCATGCAAGAATTTTTCCTTAGCAAGTTCTTTAGACTCCAACTCTAGGTCTATCTCTTGGTTAACAAGAGATTCCCCGTATTGAGACACAAGAGATTCATAACTTGTATCTTTCCTTAAGTCAACCATAAGTTACTCCTTTATAGGTCTTTATTAAGGATGTTAATTATAGGTCACTTACTTAAAGTCAATTATAGTGTAACCTTAAGTAAGTAACCTAGGGTATAACCTTAAGTTACCCCTAGGTGTCTCTCTTACAGTCAGATTTTATTCTAGGGTTGATCCTAGATCTCACCTACCTCTTCTTCTTCCAACAACCTAAGCACTCCAAAGAGCTTTTCAGGTTGAATGCTCTGAAGCATAGCGACTCGCTTGTATGCTTGTGCCGCTGTTGGATAGCTTAGAGCAAAATCCTTGTCGTCCGTAGCTGTCTGACAATTGATTGACATAAAACGATAAACACCGTTAATTCCTTCTTTAACTACAATGTAGTAGAAAGGATTTAGGACTTCCATTTATATCTCCTTGTAAACTCTTGCTTCGATTTTAATAAGAGTTTCGTGTTCTTTTTTAGCTTCTTTAAGAAAGCTTTTGATAGAGTATAAAGCCATTTCTCTTTTATCGAGATCTTCACTATAAAGATACGATAAACGTTCTTTGATATACTCTTCAGCTATTCTTTTAAGCTTTTCAAGTATATCTTTTCGACATTCGTCAATAATGTGTTTATCCATGATTTCTCCTTTTGATTAGTTTAAAGAATAAACTAACAGAGACCTACTAGAATTCCTTTAGTTTCTAGTAGGCAACTGTTAATCAATTCCAAAGAAAGTACAAATTCAGGCAGACAATGGTTAATGCACCTGTTACTGTGCAAACCATTGTAATGACTGCAATCAAATCCTCAAGTGTCATGCTTAGACAGCCTCTATAAAGTTATCCACAGCCTCTTTGATTTCGTCAAAAGTAGTCATTGCGTAAGGATCTAAGTAATCCTCAAGCCCTGCTACTTCGTCTCTTGTCATATCCTTTTCGGATACTCTCCAAAGATACGAGACAGCCAGATAACGAATGATGTCTGAAAGGCTTTCGTTGATTTCATTCTCGATGCTCATATACTGAGCCGCTCGAATGTGATTAAAAAAGTTGTAATTTTCGGAGGGATCATAAAGCCCTTCATCAATTACATCCTCAAGAGCATCAATGTGAGTCATGGCCCAACTTTTCAGCTCATAGTTATAAATATCGACCCAATTATCAGCAAAATCACTAATAAGGTCATCGATATAATAACGCCCGCTCACATAGTTATCAAAGTTATCTTCACACTCAAGAGCAAAGTCTTTAGCATAACCATTGAGAAAAGAAAGAGCAGTTTCACGAAGGCTTGACAAATTAGTGTTTGTCATTTGGTTTTCTCCTTTAGTAAGCTAGTAATCTAGCCTAAAGCCCACTAAGAAAGTAACCTTTAGGCTAGACTCTAGGAAAGACCTAGAATCCAGCCAAGGAGAAAAGGAGAATCTATTAGACTCAGCCATAAGAGCCTATGATGATAGCTAACCCTTTCAGCTATCTAAGCCTATCTATTCCTATCTATTCCGAATTGTTAAAGATCTTTAAGTTAAAGCTCTTCGCCTTACCTTTGAGATATTGCACTCTTTGTAAGTGAGGCTTTATCTCTTTCATGCCTCGAATAGTAAAGCACTCAAAATCTATTGTCAAGCCCTAGAATGTAAAAAAGTGTAAACCATAAGTAACCGTCTAGGTGCCCATGATCTTATAGTCAGTACACACGCGATATACCACAAGTTAACCACAATGTCAACCACAATGTCAACCACAATGTCAACCACAATGTCAACTCTGATAGGTAAGGTATAACCCTATAATCAACTAGAGGTATAACTACTACTTACTTATAGGTAATACTTTAGGTGTGTATAGATTTATCTCTTAGTCACACCTTTAAGTATACAAAATAAGAAAAAGCATAGGTGAACTTTAAGTATACAATAAATAACCCTACACTTTAGTCAA